CCCGAGAGGACCTTGTCGCCCGCCGTGTTGGTTGCCGAGGCCGTCCAATCGTTGATGTCCTCCTGCGAACACCACCGGATGTAGAGGGGGTTCACTACCGAGGTCAGGGCGTCGGGGCACCCGAAGGAGATGAGGTGCCTATCTTCGGGGCTCACCAGGATCTGCGTATTTTGGGAGGGGGTGGCGGTAACCTGGTAGGCTCGCTTGGCGGTACCCTGCGAGGAATCCCAATAGTAGATGCCGTTGTTGCGGGGGGATGCCACCAGGTCCTCACCCCAATTGTCCATGCTCCAGTAGCGCAGCGGGGCCACGAAGGCTGAAGAGGCGGGAGTACCCCAGCCCTGGCCGCCGCTCCACACGCCCGCGCCCCACCCGAAGCTGGCGGCATTGCTGCCGAACCCGGAAGGATGGATGAAGAAGCCCGTGGCCACGCCGCCCGAGGAAGCAGATGTGGCGGCGGCAGTGACCCCCGTGTTGATGGTGAAGCTGTTGGCATTTACTACCGTGATGGAGAAGCCCCCCAGGGGTGCACTGACCGGATAGATGTTGCCGCCCACCGTCGCGACCACCGAGGTGAAGTAGAAGTAGTCGCCGGTGGAGTGGCCGTGGGCCGACACTGAAACCGTGATGGTGGTGGAGCCCGCCGAGGTGCTGATGATGTTGGAGGCGGAAACCGAAGTGTCGACGGGGGTGATGTCGTAGTACTTGCCGCCGTCCCACACCATGAGGTGGGAGTTGGTGCCCACCGCGAGGTAGATGGTGCCCGCCAGGTTGACCCACGTGAAGAGGGAGCGGCCCACGCCGGGTACCGTGGTGGTGTCCCCCACGCCGTTGATGTTCTGCCAGCCGCCAATTTTTTCGGGCTGGCCGTAGCGGAACCTTACCTTGTCGCCGTCGTACCAGCCGCCCTCGCCCGCGTAGCGGGTAAGCTCCCGGTTGACGCCGGGCTTGGCGGGTGCCGTGATGAGGCGAGGACTACGAGGAGCTTCCGCCACGCTTCTTCTCCAGGTAGCCCTGCACCGTCTTGCTCTCGTAGATGCGCAGCGCGGTCCACACTATGGTGAAGAGGGCGGCGATGGCGGGGAGGAGTCCCGCGAAGGTACCCACCACGGTGACTAGCGATGCCGTATCGATGAGGTTCTTGGTGGTGTCATCCATGGAGGGACACCCACAGGAGGAGGCCAAGGAGGAAGCCCACGCAGCACTCGGCCCTTTCGGTCCAGTTGCCGCCCAGGGGCTTGTTGGCGGCATAGGCCACCATGAAGAGGATGCCGCCCAGCGAGTTGAGGAGGACCCACGGGTTGTACCAAGCGAGGGGGGCGATGCACAGGGCGGCCACCGCCACTCCCCACAGCGCCAAGTAGAAGTGGTCGCGGCCCTTCTCCTCCAGGCCCATGCTCTTGTCGAAGTAGGGGAGAGTCATCGCCGCGAAGACGAAGGGCCACATCGCCGCCAGGTGCCACTGGAGGTAAGTGAGGGGAGCCACGATGAGGGCGCTGGTGACGATGCGCGTGATACCCGTGCCCACATGGATGCCCACCATGCTGGTAAGCTGGTTGAGTGCCCCACCGCGCAGCCGCCAGCAGAGTCCGCACCACAACGCATACAGGATAGGGATCATCGTGCCCTCGCGTACTTGAATGGAGCTTCGGCAAACGCAGCGAAAATGTATGTGCTACCGCTTCCGTTGATCGAGTTATCAGACCATCTCAACTTGAAGCCATTTGAAAGAATATCGATGCCGTTGGCTTCCGCCGACTCTGCATTCGCTGCATTGAAAAGAAGCGGCGACTTTGCTTCATTGTTTGGCATCCGCGCGGCGTCGTACTGCCTCCAAGAAGCGGCGATGTTCTGCCCCTTGAGAAAAATCCATTTTGGTCGGAATCCGCACCACACAAACGGTCCGTCAGAGCTGGAATTTCCTGCGTAGCTGCCGAACTTGGAGAAGCCGGACACTCCTGCCCAGACGTAGGCAATCGTGTTTCGGGTCAGGGCGCTGTTGTAGCTTCCAGCAGTAAACTGTGTAGATGTCGGAGAAGTGCCATTGAACATGGTGGTGTCGAGAGTTTCAGTGGCTGCACCCTCAAGAGCAATATAGTACGAGGCGCTTGTGAGGTTCTTGTGCCAGCAAGGCCAAGTCCGTGCAGCCACATCGTCGCTCACGCGCATGATGATGAACTCGGGCGTTACTCCGAGATTGTGGTTCACGGCTTGTGCAGCACCAGTTCCCGCAAACGTCACAACATCCAGCCCGTATGCCGCCCCTTCCTTCCACGCCCAATCCACATAGGTGTTCGTGTTGATGTTTACACCACGAGACGAAGCATCACTGCCCAGTGAATAGCCATTGGTGTTGAATGCAGTCAACGAGTTTGCATCGGTATACTGGCCGGACTGAAGATTGGATCCAAGTCCCTTCTGCACTCCGCGTGCGCTATCAAATAGATTGTGGTTAGTTGCCGCGCTACGCGACTTGATCCACACGAGGTCCGGCTGGAAGCCCAGCGAAGACACACTTGCCGTCGCGCCCGTGCCAGTACGCAGCGTGGCGTCCATGTAGAGCGAGGGCTTCTTGATCGTCGGAACCGCGAGGTTCGCGGTGTTCAGGGCCTTGAAGCCGCTGGGCGGGGTGTAGCTGAAGGCGCGCTGGCCGAAATTGGCGCGGCTCGTGACTGCCGTGGTGGTGTAGCCCGCCATGTACGCGAACCACGTCGTGCCGGTCAGCCCGGTCCAGCGCGGGTCGGTGTTCGTCGCAGGGTTGGCGGTGCCGCTGCTGTTGAACCATGTTCCGTTCTTGCCAACCCACATGGACCCATTGTCCATGTCCACCGCCACCATGATGACGTCGTTGGCTGCTGGTTGGCTGGCTGCGGTCCAATTCGTGGCGCCCGTGATCGCTTGGCTGGTGCCGTACTGAACGACTCCACCGTTGAACGAATTGAACCACGACCCAAATTGGTAGGTGCGCGTTTCCGCGCTTGCGGCTCCTGTAGTGTTGACCGAGGCGTTGTTGGCAATTCCAAGACCCGTGCCGTAGCCAAGGGCGGACACCGCGATTTCCCAGTACCACTTCCCCGTTGCAGGAAGTCCAACCGTGGCGCGTATGGCGTGAACATCGGCAGCCGGAACAGCAGCCATGTTGGCTTCGCTGACCGTCACTGTGCCTTTATCGATTGGAGACCACATCGGATAGTTGTTCGTCGGCGTGTCGGTCATCTGGTCGAACGTCACGCCGCTCGTCACCGAGATGCCGCTCGTCGTGAAGTTGTTGGAGTTGCCTGAGGTGTCGTAGCCGATGGTCGTGGTGCTGGCGGCGTCCTTGAACTGGAGGAAGAAGCCGTTGGTGCCAAACGTGCCGCTATACGCCTTCGGAACCCACACGCCTGTGGTGGCATCGGTCTGGCCGAAGCTAGAGGGCGTCAGGGCTTGGCCGTCGATGAAGTAGACATGGGCCATGTAGCCGTCAAAATGAAATGAACCAGACGCCGGGGCATCAAGACCAACGCGCTGCGCCGAAGATGCGTTGTTGAAACCCATCGTGGCGTTAAGCGCGGGGTTGTTGTTAGTGCCAAACGAAGTGATCTGGGTTCCGTTGACGTAGAGCTTGATGCGATCAGACGCCGTGGCTTGTGTCGTATCCACAGCCATGACGATGTGATACCAAGCAGAAGGATCGCGGAAGGCGGCAGAAGTGATGCGATAGTTTGTTGCCCACCCACCAACTCTTATTGCAGGGAATCCTGCTACCTGATTTGAGACTGTAAGAACGCCAAATCCTGCGTCGCTGCTTGCGGTGTAGCCGGTGAACAGGACTCCGTAATCGTTGCTGTTGGTAACGGCCAATCCAAGCTTAACCCACCCGGCCCAAGTGAAGATCTTGTCGTTGGTGGGGGATGCTCCAGCGGTGCGCGACAGGTAGCCCGTGTTGCTCCACCGGAAGCGCAGCGAGTTCTGGATTTGGAAGCTAGCGCCGCTGCCGGCCAGCAAAACTTGGTGGATTGCGGACATTACGAGACTCCGATGCCCGAGATGACCCACTCGGTGTTGGCGATCTTGACGATGGTGGCGAGACCGGCGGCAGCAACCTGGCGCGCCCCCACGGCCCCATCCTGGGAATTGTAGAGGGTGTCCGAGGTGATGCTGAGATCGATGGGCCCCGCAGAGGTGTGGTTGATGACGGTGATGACCGTGCCCACCGCGAATGCTACCGAGGCGTTGCTGGGGATGGTGTAGGTTGCGGTGCTGGTGGCGGAAGCGGGATGGAAGACATGCTTGCCCGCATCGGCGCTGACGAAGGAATAGACCGAAGCCTGCACGTTCTGCTGGACTCGGGAGGTTACCGCCTTGGCAGCTTCAGGGGTGACGGCCCTCTGGGCGTCGGTTCCCACCAGGGCGGAGGAGGTGTCCGCCAAGCGCAGGATGCCAGCCACGCTATCGGTGGCGCTGGTAATACCCAGGACTACGCGCACAGCCGAAGCATTGGTGACACTGAGGGTCCCGTTGATGTTGAGGACGGAGGTGAAGGTGTTGATGCCCGTGAAGGTATTAGCGGCGCTGAGTTGGGCAAAGGGTGGCAGCGCATTGATGACGCTGGTACCCGTGGCCACCAGGAAGACCCAGAGGTCGCGGGGAAGCACCACGCCTGTGCCCGCCGAGGTGCGGAATGTGACATTGGCCCCAGAGGCGCGGCAGCGCACCCAGTAGGTCTTTTCCACGTCGGGCACCACCACCGAGATGGCGGAGGTAACGGTACCCGTGAGGTCGAGGACGGCATTGCGGGCCTGGTCGGACACGCCGTCGGCGGCACTCACCACGTAGGAGGAGCCCCCCGAGATGTCGATGGCCTCGTAGCCCGCGATGGCCTGCTGCAGGAGGTTGAGGTTGTTGTTGGTTTTGACTCCCCACGTGTTGGCATTTTCGCCGGTGGCTTGGAGTTCCAAACGGAGGGAGGAACTGTAAGTAGAGGGCATTACACGCCTCCCTGGAGGGTGTTGTCGCCGCCAGCGGGCGAGTTGTTGTTGAGGTTGTCATCCTGGCGGGTACGCCGGGCCTCGTTGCGCAGCTTCCCGACGGCGTCCTGGTACTTGCCCTCCCAGAGGGCGGCGGCCTGGTAGTTCTTCATGAACATGCAGGCTTCCTGCATGCACCCGTAGAAGAGCGCCTCAGGGGCATACTCCGTGAGCCAATTGGTGGAGGTGCCCACGCTGCCAATGGAGGTGGGGATCTGCACGTAGGAGATTTCGAGGGAGGCGCTGGTGGAGGGCGCGGGGGCCACCAGAAGTTGGTTGTACCCCCAGCGGGCATAGTACTTGGGTTCACCCACGGAGGTGCGCTGCGGCCAGTACTCGCGGAGGAACTCGTCAGTACGCATGATAAGCTGGCTGTACCTTCCCGCCGACACGTAGGTGACGTTCTTCAGCACCAGCGCGTCCGAGGGGATGGACACCAGGTAGGTGGAGACCGCAGCGGTAGTGTACACTACGAAGCCGTAGGTGTCAATGTCGCGGGCCAGGCGCATCCGCGTTTGGTCGATGAAGGTGGGGATGGCCGCAGCGAACTCCGTGTCGTCATTCTCGGTGGCGCTGCGGATGTAATCGTAGAGTTGAGTGTAGGAGGTGGACATTAGGTGACTCCTGCGCCCGAGATCATCCACTGCCCGGTATCCACCTTGATGATGGTGGCGAGGGCCGGGGCCGCCAAGGTGCGATTGCCCGTGGTGCCATCGTTGGCGAAGACGAGAGTATCGGTGGTGATGGAAACCGTCACCGTGCCCGCCGACACCTGGTTGATGAGGGTGATGACTGCCCCCAGGGGGAAGAAGACGGCGGCGCTGGAAGGAATGATGATGGTGGCAGCAGCGGTGGCCGAGGTGGGATGCAGGATGTGCCTGCCGATGTCGGCAGAAACGAGGGTGTAGGTGGTAGTGGCCTGCACGTTCTGCTGCACCCTGCTCATCACGGCGTAGGATGCTTCGGGGGTCACGGCCCTCTGGGTATCCGTGCCTGCCAGGGCCGCACTCACATCTGCGAGGCGCACCAGGCCAGCGGAGGTGGGGGTGGCCGAGGTGATGTTGATGGCGGTGCGGAACCCGGCCTTGTCGGTGACAGACACTGCGCCATTGAGGTTGACAATAGAAGCGAAGGTGTTGGCCCCAGTGAAGGTCTGGGTGGACGAGAGGCGGGCGAAGGCACTAACCTGTATGATGCTAGCGTAGTAGGCTGCGAGGGAAGCGGAGTCGGCAGCCTGCGTGGCGTAGGCCGAGGCACTCGTGCGATAGATGAGGGCAAGGGAGGCGTCGGCGGCAGCCGAGGTGGCATACGCGGAAGCCGAGGTCTTGTAGACGAAGGCAAGGGAAGCGTCGCGCGAAGCCGCCGAGGCAAAGGCAGAAGCCGATGCCACGTATACGCCAGCCACCGAAGCTGCATTGTTGGCCACTACGGCAGCAGCGCTGGCCGAAGCCGCATAGATTTGGGCCACTGAGGCATTGGCCGCCGCCGAGGTTTTGGCTGCAGAGGCCTGCTCGGCATAGATTTGCGCCACGGAAGCTGCCGCGTTGGCGCTGGTCTTGTAGATTGCCGCAAGGGATGCATCGCGGGAGGCGGCACTCGCCGCATTGTTTGCCGAGAGTGCGTACTGCGCCGCAAGGGACGACTGAATGAGGGCAATGGAGGAGTAGGACTCCGCCTGGTTGCGCGACACCAACGCAGCGGAAGCATCGGCAGCAGCAGAGGTGGCGAAGGCGCTGGCAGAAGCCTTGTAGACTCTCGCGATGCTCGCCTGGTTAGCCGCGTCGGTGGCAAAGGCGCTGGCACTCACCTTGTAGATCTGGGCCACGGAAGCGTAGCCCCCAGCTTCGGTGGCGTAGGCGCTCGCAGAAGTCTTGTAGATTTGGGCGAGGGAGGCGGCCACCAGCGCGAGGGAGGCTTCCTGGGCAACCGAAGAGACCTGGGCGGCGGCGGAGACGGCACGATCCGCAGCACTCGCGGCATTTACATAGGAGGCCGAAGCAGCGGCGGCGTACACCCCGGCGAGGGAGGCATCGGCGGCTGCACTCACCCGGTAGATGTTGGCGTTGACTGCGGCTGTGGAGGCCAGGTTGGAGTAGGTAAGGGCGTCGTTGGCATACCCCGCCGCAACGCCCACATTGGAGGCGATGGTGTCGATTTGGGTGCCGGGGAAAACCACGGCGGCCTGCTTGGTGCCCGAGGAGAAGTTGACAAGGGTGTTGCCGTTGGAAGAGCTATAGACGGTGTTGCGCGCCAGGTAGGGAATGCCCCCCGAGAGGGTGAAGGTGCCGAGGCCCACTTCCCACTCGTTTGCCGTTTGGTGGGTGATGGCGTAGTAGCACTGGTTGCCGTTGCCCACCCCCGCGCTGAAGGTCTGGAAGTTGCGAACGGCCCCCAGGAGGG